CCCCCAATGGCTCAAATCGATCACGACGTCCGACATCGTGGGTGGAAGGTAGGGAGTGGTCATTTCAGCTCGATCCGATGAAGGTCCCGGCGAGATTGGCGAGCGTTGGGTCCGGGGTTGGCGGAGCTGTGACCGTCAGAACGTCGGCGGTCATGAAGGTGGTCGCCACCGGCATCGAAAAGGTCGCCGAGATTGCCGAGGCTGCAAAGATCATCGATCCGACACTGGCGCCATTCTTCTGGATGTCCAAGGTCGTGGAGGCGGTTGCAGCGATTCCGGCGGTGCCCTGGGAGCCGGTGAACCCGACCGGAAAGGTCACGGTTCGGGCGAACACGTAGCGCTGCACGACTTGATTGGCAGTGGCCGTGCCGCTTAAGGAGCCCGACACCGTAGTCGACACACTAGCTCTGCCTGCGCCGGTCGTCGTGTAGGTATAAGGCAGCACCGCCGAGAGGTTTTGCAGGGCCCCACCGACGATATTGAACGACAGGAACTTCAGGTATATCGTCTGTCCAATCAGCGTGTTCGGATATGGGAAGCGACCGACCGACTGGTCGATCCGCGCGAACTGCGTTCCGGTCGGATGGCTTGCCGCAGTGGTGCCGTAAGCCCCGCGGTAGAGTGTCGTTAGATTGTAGTGATAGATGCTCGTCAGACTGGCGGTCTGGTAGGCGATGAGTTCGCCGCCGATATAGCACAGGGTGACGAGGTTCGCCGCGTCACTGGCCGAGACCGACAGCAATTCGCCCCGGCTTTCGCTGACATCGACCGAGCAGGTATCGATGATATCGGGGTCGCCCCCGCTGTCGCCGATGGTTGCGGTCAATGCACCTTGCGTCGCGCCGCCGGAGACCGTACCCGTGAAGGCGTAGGAACTGCCATCGCCGGAGATCCAGACCTGCGCGCCGCCCCAATTCGGGCCGCCCGACAGTGCGATCCAGATTTCGAGATCACCAGACAGCAACGCGGCCGGCGGTTCGAAAATCAGCGGAATGTTGACATCTCCGGGGGCGGTGCTCCAGTTCGGCACAAACCCCCCGACCGCTGCGCCGCTCGCCTGCTTAACGGCCGGTGTCGCAGTGCCGCCACCGACCCCGAGGATCGATGGAGAGGCGGGTCGTGGAAGATTGGAGGGTGGGTAGAGCACGCTTGCCGAGTAAGGTCCGAAGAAATCCTCGGCGGTGATCGACAGCATTCCTTCGTCATCTTCCTCGACGGCCGTGATCCGCACCGTCAAGGCGCTGATTGCGAGCCGTGAATCGGTGATCTGAACCAGATCCATCGGGTCCAACAGGATGTATTTCCAGCCGAGCTGAAACGTGTAGTTGTTGCGGTAGAGGAGCTGACGCTGCAGCAGCTGCTGGGCAACAATGCCGCCAACGTAGAGCGGGTCGGTGATCAGCCGCGCCTTGGTGCTGGTATCGCGCCGCACTCCGTAGAGATCAATCGACCCTTGATCGAAGGCCTCGGCGATCGCCGTATTGTAATTGTTTTGGCGATCGAGGCACTCGACCTCGATCATGTTGTTCGCATCGGCCGGGGTCGAACGCACGACGTGCAGCGGATCATCGGTGAAGCCGCCGGTAATAGGCGTCGCACCGGCACGCAGTGCCGGACCTCCCGGTGTGACCCCGACATTTATGCCGACGTTCGATTGCTGAACGATGTAGTCGTCCTCGCCCAGACTGTAGACTGGAGTCGTATTTGGTGAGAAGGAATTGGTCGTCGTCGCACCGATCCCGGCCACAGCGATTCCGCTGCCTCCCGATTGGCCGATTGTCGTGTTGCCGGTCGGGTTCGACTGAATGATCATGATGCCGGCGAGGCCGACCCCGGACCCGAAGATGCCGAAGCCGGTAAGATTGCGGTCGGCACTGACTGCTTGCGCGAGCCCGGCCATCGCGCCCGGCATCTGAAGATTCGCCAAAGTCGTATAGGCGACTGTGTAGGGCGAGCCGCCATTAAAGGCAGGATCGGTAAAGGTCAGACCGATCGTGTCGCCGCCTCCCTGGGTCGGAGCGCCGGTGAAGTTTACCATGGTGAAAGCATTGGTGACCGGATGATCGCCGTAAGGGATGACTTTCAGCAGCGCGCCGGACCACACGATTGCGCTGTTGGTCACCTGCGTGATGTCGGTGAGCGACTGCTGCGCCTCCTGCTGCTGATCGAGCAGCGGCGACAGGTACAGGCCAAGCGCCGCGCAGTAGCTCGCGTAGGACGAAGCGTCGCCCGACGTCATCTCCGGGTCGAGGTTGGCCGGGGGGAAATTTGCCCCGTAGCGCGCGTTAGTCAGAAAGTCGCTGACGATGTAAGCGGGATTGGCATCGTAGCCGTTCGGCGAGGCACTGGATAATCCGGCGCCCATACCGATTACCTCGAAATTGAAATTCGGCAAGGTCGCGGTATTTCCGAGCTGATAATTGGCGAAAACGATGTTCGCGGTGCCGGAATAACCGATCGCCTTGGCGGGATGGGCGCTAGCCCAGTAGGGGTCCATCGACTGCCCGTCGCCGCCGAGATTGATGCTCGAAATGCTCTGCAAGCCGGCGACGCTCCCGATGTTCTTGTCCCACCAGGCCATTCCGAACCCGGTGATGGACCCTTGGCATACTCCCATGATGAACGAGGCCGAATACATGTATTGCTGGCCGCCGCCCTTGCCGCCGCCCCCGCCTTTGCCCTTGCCTCCGGCCTGCTTGCTGGGCGTCGCGGTGAAATCGTCGTAATCGAGCAGATTGGGACTGACCTTGGTCGTGCCATAGATCAGCGGGATGACCCCGCCGGCCTGAGAAGTCTGGAACTGGAGCGAGCCGACTGCGCGCTGCTGCTTGGCGTTCGAGCCGTGGCTGAGAATTCCGCCCATTAGACAAACGGATCAAAGAAGCGCACCGGTCGTCTGGCTAGCTGCGGCTGAGTTGCGTCGACATAGAGTACGCCGGCATTGTGCCAAGCATGGATCAAGCGCGGCCATTCCATAACGATCGCACCATGAGCGAAGCAACGGCCGAATTTGAAAAGCGCAACGTCACCTGGTTGCGGCGGCCCTGGGATCTCGCGCGCGTACCGCATCACGCCCTCGAGATATCGCTCGGCATCGCGATGCAGATGCCAGTCGGGCGGGTAGAAAGGCACCTCGAGGTGCGGGACGACGCCGGCCACCTCGTACACTTCAGCGAGCATCATCAGGCAGTCGATGCCGGCGCCCTTGACCCGGCCCATGTGATGATAGGGCGTCCCCAGCCAGCTGCGGGCCTCCTCGGTAACTGCGAGTCGCCGGGGATCATCCCCAGAAGCAGGGCTCATACGGCGGTCTCCGGGGTAGGGATGTATGGAGAACCGCCGAAATGACCGGCGTTGTTGAAGACGTTGGTGCAGGTCGCGAGTGTGCGGTCGCAACCCGGCAACAGCTGGAATTGATCGCCGACGAGAACCGGCGAGAGAAAGGCGAGCTTGACGGTAACCCTGCCGTCGCTTACAAAGCTCGAAATCGTGCGATTGGATCCGGCATTGCCGCCGGTTACGCCGATAATCGTCCCCTGCATGTAGGGGGTGGACGTCGTTGGCGCCCCCTGGATTACGGTCGTCGTCGACCCGCTGCCGGCGGAAAATATCGAAGCGAGGCTCTGCCTGTTGAAATGGCACATCGCATCGCCGAAGGTATGCGTGCAGCTCGATTGCCACAGTCGTCGTGGCATCTGGATGTTGAGCAATTCGAGGTGCGAACGGCATTTCATGTCGATGCCGGTACGGCTGCAGTCGATGTCGGAGATGCGCCCGGAGAACAGGATTACCGTCCCGGCGCTGGTGTCGCCGTAACTGCCGCCGCCGGCGCCCATAAAGGCGCGTTCCAGCTGCAACATCGCGCCGTCGAATTGTCCCTGCCAGGCGGCCTCGAGAAACGGGATTGTGCCGACGAGATCGGTCGTCTCGGGATAGATCTTGATATTGAGCTCGTCTACCTGCGTGCCAATCACAACCTTGGTCTTCGAGCGCTCGAATTTCGGCCCGGCGGCGAAGACGTACCCGTTGGCGACAATCGGCGTCGGCGCTGCCGAATAACGGAGGACCGTTGCGCCGCCGACCAGTGTGAAGGTGTAGAGATCGGCCATCATGAATTGTTCGCCGCTGTTGAGCAGCGCGATCAGGGCAGCCGAAGCGGGCTTCACGGCCGCACCGAAATGAAGGTCAGCCTTTTGAGCTGCCACAGCTGAAACATGAAATTCTCAAAGGCATAGCTATCGTCCGTGAATCGACACCGAAAGTAATAGCTGAAGTCGGCGGTGATGATCAGACCGCTGGCCGGTGCCATACTGAATGTCACCAGCCCGGTGCCCGGATCCACGCTGTAGGTTCCGGGGTTTTGCGTGATGCCGTCGAGGTAGACGGCGTTGACCACGTTGGGCGCCACGATCGGCTCCAGAAAGCCGCCACCGGGCAAAGTCGCACCTATAGCGCGCTGCAATTGGAACACCGTCGTACTGGCATTGCCGACACCGATCTGCTGGCCGGTGACCCGGTCGTCGCTCGGATCTTGAAACAGGAACGTGCCGTAAGCACCCTGGCACAGCATGAAGAACCCCATCAGGGTTCGCAGCTCGTCGTAGCCCGCCGTCGGGTTGTCACGCAGCAAGTCGAAGACCAATGTGAACTGCCAAAGCGGGTAGGGATAATCGAGCGCCCGCAATTCCCGCCCTGATACCGCCCGCTGGATACGAGTCTGAAAGGTCGGTGTCTTGGTGACGCTCCAGGCGAGACCCGGCAGCGACGGGAAAACTCCGATATCCGCCATCAGCTGGTCCGCAGCATCGATCCGTTGCGCATCGCATTGTTGATCGCCGCCACCAGCGCACTGCCGTTGCTACGAAAAAATCGCGCCACGTCCTGACTGTCCATCGCCTGGACGCCGAAGTTGACGACAACCGGCGCGGCTCCGCCACTGTTGGAGCCGGTCGGGGCCGCAATCAGGTTCTGTAGGCCTTGCGAGATGTTCGCCGGCAGCACCATCTCGTTGCTGTGCAGCTGTGCGAGCACACCCCCCGGACCCAAGCTCGGCACCGCCCACCCGCCCTGCGCGCTCGGCACGATGCCGCCGCGCTCGAAGCCGAACAGAGCGCCGATTCCCTTGAAGAGGCTGCCCAGAATACCCCCGGAGCCGAACAGGCTGCCGAGGCCTAAGCTTGTTGCCACGCCGCCGCCGAGCACTTCCTCGCCGGCGCCAGTGAGACCACCCGAGAAGTCCTGATCTCCGCCACCGCCTCCAAAGAGGCTGGCGCCAAAGAGGCTGCCGATTTGGCCGAAGACACCCTTCACGGCGGAATTCACGAATTCGGCGATGATCGACTGCGCAAGGTTCGCGAGCGCCTTTTGCACGGTCGTGGTGCCCAGGATGATCCCCGTGACCGAGGTGTCGATGGCGCGCTCGATCGGTGCGACTAGGTCATCCCATGCTTTTTTGTTTGCTTCAGCCAGTTTGTTGTCGAGCGCCTGCACCTCACCGACGTATTTCTCGTAAGCGAGCTCCTGCTCTTCGAGGAGTTTCTGCTGGGTCCGGACATCGTTCTGCGCCGCGTCGAGCTTCTTCTCGTAAAAGGCTTGATCGTAAGACCATTTCAAATCGACGAGATCTTGTTCCTGCCGGACCTGTTCCGTGGCCGAAATTTGCCCGAGCGCAGCTTCGTCGTCGATCGCCGCCTTGTAGTTTGCGAATTTCGCATCGGCGGCCTTCTGATCTGCGTTGAGCTGGTCAAGCTGATCCCGTTCGTTCTGTACGGCCAGTTGCTTTTCAAGTTCGTAAATGTTGCGCTCGACCGTTAGGCGGGCATTCGATCCGGCCTCGGTCAGCGCCAGCTTGTCCTGCCAGAACGCCAGCTCTTCGTCCTTCGACTGGCCGAAGAAGCTCTGCTCGGCCAGGAGCTGTTCCTGCAGCTGCGCGCGCCAGGCCTGGACGCTGTCGGAGCCGGTACCGGCGCGACCCGAAGAGGCTGCAATCGCTTGCACGATCTCCTGACTGCGAGCGTCTCCGAAAACGGCACTCGGAATCATACCGTCCCCGACCGAACCCGCGAGCCCGGCGGCCTTGGATTGCAGCGCGCCGATGCTGGATCCGACCTGCACTGCGGCGGTGTTGATCTGGGATTGTGCCTGCTGAGCGGCCGTACTGAGCCCGGCGAACTGCGCCCGCATCGTATCCGTTGCCACCTGAACGGAATTTGATGCAGCCTCCATTGCGGATTGGAGGTCATCGGTCTGGGCGCTGATGACGACGCTGGTTTCAATGTCGGCCATGATAGCCCCTGAATAACGCCCCGAAGGCGCTCAAGTCTTCCGCCTACGGCCCTTGGCGAACTTCAATCGGTGCTTCGCTCTCGGCGCCGCAGCTCGGCAAAATCAAGCACTACGCCCGGTAGTCCGGCATGCACGTCGCCCGCGCCGAAACTGGGGCCGAGCTCTGCGAGGAGCGCTTGAATATCCGAGCCCGGATTCGACCCGGCCGATGGTGACCGTTTGCGCTGATGCTCTCCGACGCCGAGATACGCCCCGACCAGGATGTGGACGGGGGGATGCTCGACCCAATATTCCGTCAGCTCTTCGAAATCGAAAAGCGTCATCTCATCGATTACGGGGTAACTGTAGCCGCAAGCGGTGGCGAGGAGGCCGTAAATGTGTCCCCAGCCGTCCCTATCCCTTGGACCGCGTCCGGCCGTAATCCCTCGCTCATGGATCCTGCCCCCGGGCCGCTCCCGGGGGCCGCCGCTTCCCCCAGGGGGCTATCACGCAGCTTCAACCCCGAGCCGGTGAGGACCGCGTTCAGCACGGCACTGGCATTACCGAGATCGAGCAGGTTTTCGACTGTCTCCACCGTCGCATCGGGATAGTTGCGTTGCAGTGCCGTGGCGACGATTTCGATCAGCACGGCGATCTGTGCCTCGCCCATCGACGCGCCGATCTCGGTCAATTGTCGCACTTTGGGCATCAGGCGGCGGAGCTGGCCCAGAGTAAGCGGCGGCACCAGCCAATCCCGCCCGCCCATTGCAATTGTCACACCCGGGATCATTATTCCACGGTGCTCAGATAGCCGATTGTGCCCGAGGCATCGGCGAAAGCGGAGAAGTCCAGCTCTTGGATCGTCCAGTCGTCGACCTTGGTCGGCAATGACAGTTTGTCAGCCATGCAGGCGTTGAGGCGCAACGCGGTCCCGTTCCCGCCGTAGCTGGTATAGAAAGTGGCTTTGAAAGTCGGCGTCGTACCCATGATCTGGTTGGTGATCGTGAGCTTGCTGCCCGAGGTGGTCAGGCTGTAGGTATACGAGATCAATACCGCGGCACTGGCATCGGCGGACGCAAAAGTATAAACACCCGTAGCGAAGTTTACGGAGTATTGACCCGCTGCGGAGGGCGTCGTTACCCGGTTGAACCGCTTGCCGGTCGCGGCGTAGGCGACGCCGAGATCGTCGTTGTAATCGGCCGCATTGGCGACGGTTACGGTATAAGGCGTGGTCGCCGGCACGTTGGCAGCCTCGAGCTGCGAGACCGCGAACTGGCCGATGGCCGGGGTAAGACCAAAGAAGATGTCGGAGTAGAGCAGCCCCAGGATCTGGGCGAACTTTGCCTTGCCGGTGATCTTGCCCTGACCGCGCGCGATCGCTACAGGAAACTGAAGCTGGCCATATAGCGCCTTGTCGGTCCAATCGAAATCGATCTGGATATCCTGCAGTACCCCGAACTGTCGCGGGCCAATGCCAGAACCGGTCACGTCGGTGCGTTCGCCCCAAATCGCACCCGAGCCGAAGCTCAATTGCATGTCAGATACTCCTTTTGAAAAGCCGTTTCAGCGCCTCTTTTGCGGCATGGGCGGTATTCCAAGCCAGCGTATCGCGCGCTACGGCCGAGCCCGGAAAATGATCCTGCCACCAGCGCTCGATCAGCTCGTCGATCGAGAACGTCCGGCCTCCAGGAGTGGCGCGGCTTCGCTCGATCTCCTCGGGTAGAATGAAGCCCTCTTTGGCATCTTCCATGGCCACCGGGATGCTCCTTCGGGATGGTCAGAAGCACAAGACTTCGACCGGCATGATCGCAATCGCCCGGTCGCCGAGCACGCCCTCGTCCGTCTCGACCTTGCCGGCGATGTACGCGTGCTGCACCATCGCTGGCAATCCGAGGTTCTGAATGCCCGTCGCCGGTGATGGCGCCAGTGCCGCTTCGAGTGCGTCGAGCAGCGGGTTCAGAAGTATCGCCGGCGCCAGATAGGGATCGCTCGAATGGACGTAAATGTAGAAGTCGGCGTAGAGGGTCCACACGATCGGCGCCCCAAGGGCCTTGGTCACGGCCGTGCCGCCCTTTTCGCTCATGAACAGTGCGGGCTGCTCGGCTGGAGCTACATCCGCCCAATGTCGCAACCGCCGATTTGCGCTGACAAAGCTCGCAGCGCCGGCCGCGAGCTCCCAGAGCGCGGCGTAGATAGATTCGCGAATGATCATTGCGGCCGCTCCATCCCGGAGAGACCCATATCCCCCCGTTTCATTGCGACACCGCGTCCGCCAGAGCCGCCTCCACCTCGTCGCGGATGGCCGGCGTCATGTCCGTGAGTGCCGAGCGCATAAAAGAGCGCTCGGGAAGGTCCATATGGCGGTCATAGGCTCTGACACTGATTATCTTCTCGAAAATGGGGCGACCGAAGGCCTCCCTGATACGCCGCAGGCTCGCTCTGACACTGACCGTGCCGGCAAAACCGTATTCCTGTGCGCTGGCATATCGGTTGTCGGTAAAGACGTTCGCGGTGAAGGTGCTGCCGCTCTGATCGACCTGAAAATCGATGCTCGACCTCAGTAATCCGGTACGGCTCCTCAGCACCTGTCCGCTCAGCTTGTCTTGCCGCACGTCGGCCTGCAGCTCGATCCCGAGTCTGGTAATCGCGCCGCGGAGTCGCGAATTGACCGCCTCGGGCAGAGCGCGCAGCCGCGCCAGCGCCTGCTCGTCGCCAACCAGACAGGCCGAGATCATACGCCACCCACAAGCGTCGCTGTATCCGTCTGAGTTGGCGCCGGCGTCAGAAACCCGGCGACCGGCGTTACCACGCGATATTGCTGGATCAATGTTTTGATCGCGTCGCTCATGTCTTTTTGCGAGTACGACACGGTCTCGCCGCCGCCGATCGCCCTAGCGACCTCGCCGATACGGCTGCGTTCGCGGTAGCGCAGCGCCACCAGCTCGATGCAGGCTTGGGTCAGCTCCGGCGGTATTACGGCATACCCCGCGGTATATTGCATGGTCACGCAGCCCGCCTTTCGCGGTACCGTGTATCCCCGGATCACGAGCTGCGTCGGGGTAAAAGAGTACCCCGCTTGGCTTGCGAACGTGCTTATGACGGCGATGCCGGGTGGCGCCGGCGGAGAAACCGAAATGGGTGGGACCGTCAGGCCGTCGACGACGACGAGGTTGACCGCACTCACCGGGAATGCTGCAAATTGGTATCGCGCTTCATTCGGCCACAGCGCATTACCTATTCCATCGCGAACTTCGATCCAGTCCTGCGGGGCGATCTGCCGATTGAGCCAAGTCTGAATATATTGGCTGGCTACGGTGATCAACCGCGTCAACAGCGCGTCGTCGGTCGCCGGAAAAGCGCTCTGCCCCGTCTGTAACCACGCCTTGACATCGGCCAGGGTCGTCAGATCGCCAAAGCTCGGCCCGGCGGGAGGAAAGTTAGGCATCATTCGAGGCCGGCCGGGCGGTGGTGGGAATCATCGTCTCACCGCCGCTGCGGCGTGATTATTATGCTCTGGCGGAATGCAGTTCGCGTGGACGACATATCCGCCATTGTGGAGCAGATACACTGCCGCCCTGCGTGGCACGCGCACGACCCCGTCGGGGTCGTGCACATACCGCTCCGTCCCGTGCCCAACGGCATCCCACACGGGGAAAGTGGCCCGTAACGCGAGTAAATCAGACACGGGGATACCTCTTCAGCCAAAACCGATGTGTTCAGAGGCGCCCGTCAGCCGTTGCCAATGTTGCAGATGACGCCCATCGCGAACGGTGCATAGCACGCGAGCACTTCTTCGCAGTAGACGCCGGTTTGGCGCTGGCGAGTGACGAGCGGCCAGTCGATCTGATAGTAATCCTGTCGGGTTTTGATCTCGGCCACGTTCGGCACTTCGTTCGACTGGTACTGGATCGGCAAATTCTCGGCCCAGCCGATGATTGTGCCGGGCGGCACGCGTGGGTGGATCTTGATCGGGATGCGCAGACCGCCATTGATCGCAAAGGGGTTGTAATAGAACTGCACAACCCCGGACGCGGTTACCTGATACTCACCCTGGCTGCCGTCCGCCGGGGAGTCGAAGCGCAGCAACGGTCCCGACGCGTTGGACAGGACTTTGCTGGTTATATTTTTGAGTTCCTGCGAGTTTACGTAGAGCACGGTCGGCGACAGCTCGAAGTTGTCCCACATTTTCTGGAACATGGTGTCGATTTCCACGACCGAACCGCGTCCCGAGGCCGTCAGCGGTGTGCCGATCCCGGCAGTTCCGGCCGGCATGATGTTGACATAGGCGTTCGAGCCGGCCTTGAGGGCCGTGGTCAACAGCCCGTCGTAAGCATAACTGGGATTGGCCGAGTTGTCGCCGGTGATGGCGGTTTGCGACTGGTTGCCGGTGCTGAGAGGAGCCGAGATTGCGAGGCTGTTGATCGTCGTGATCGCCTGCAAAGTCTCGGTCCCGGGGGCGCTGGAGACATACCAGGCATAGGCTACCGCACCCTGTAACGGGGCGACGCTGCAGGAGAGCGTCTGGCCGAAGGTCACGGCTAGACTGGCCTCGGCGCTCGTATTCGACGAGCCGCCCGAGAGCATGTAGCTTCTTCCGTCGGCGCCGGTGACGATCATCGAGGTGGCGACGCCGCCCAAGACGCTGGAATTCTGGTAGCCCTCGAGGGTTAGGCCCACGACCTGGACGTAGTAGGTTGCCGTCGGGAGCATGGCGCCGGTCCCCGACGCCGACAAGACCGGGGTGGCCGGCGTGCCGAGCTGCAGCGATGCATTGCCAGCGAGGATTGCCATCTCTTCCTTCAGCATCATCTTTTGCAGCAGACGGAAGGTCATTCGCGCCTGAATGTCTTCGAACTCGCGGCCGGCAGAGATCGCTTCGAAGGTCGCTGCGTCCTCCTCGCCGATGGTTACGTAAGTCGCCGATTTGTTCGAGGTCGAATAGGACATCTGACCCGAGCGCTGACCTTCCGGCACCCACCCCATGCAGTCGAAGCCGGAGCCGATGATGGCGTTGACTTGACGCCAGTTGGTGGCGGTGCCGGTTCCGCCGCCAACCCGCGGAAGCACGTTGCGGATCGGCGTGACGAAGGGATAAAGGTTCTTGGCTGGCGCTTGAAGGTCGTAGGCAACCAGACCCGTTGCTGTCGAGATCGACTTGGCAATCGTGTCGTTCGGCTTGGCCAGAGCTCCTTTCAGCAGCTCCAGAGATTCCTGGGTAGTCGCGTTCATCTGATGGTCCTCCCGGAAGGGGGGAAGTAAAAGCCCGGCCACGGGCCGGGCTGGCGGCAGCCTCTCGGTGGACAGGGGCGCCCGGCCGAGAGGCCGAAAGGCTGAAGATCTTGTGGGTATTACTCGGTTTGGTTCAGCGGGGCAGCCCCGAGCACCCGTATCGGGTTGGCGTAACTCGCCTTGATCAGGGTCAGCGTCTGTTCCTCCTTGCTCATTTTGGCAAGGGCGGCGGCTATGGTTTCCGGCGAGAGCTGAGTGTCGCCGGCGCTGCCCGCGCCGCGGCCATCCTGCTGCTTCGATACCGCGACACTGCCCCGGGCAATGGTCAGCGGGGGAAGCGGCGTACGGGCAATGTCGTCGACCCGCTTCGACAGGCGGTCGAGCAACGGCACCATCTCGCTCAGCGTTTTGACCAGTGCGGCCTTTTCGGCGCGCTCATCCGCCAGTACGTTGGCCAGCTCTCCTGGCTGTGCAGCCTTGCCGGGCTCGAATTCGGTGCCCTGATGTTCTTCCTCGCCGACCCCCGGCGAACCGGCGCAGGCGGCGCCGGCGGCCAAAAGATGGTCGTGGGCCGCGCACAGATGCGCCAGGGTCTCGCGCGAATGGCGCGCACCCGCTTTGATCACCTTTTCAGTCTCGCCGCCGGCTTCGCGAGCGGCCATTGGACCAAAGGTCGGCGGCCGCCGAGAGCAGGTCTTCGCGTCGGTGAGCTTCCTGAGGCATTCATGAGCGATATCCATCAAGTTCTGGTGCGCCGGCCTATGATCTGTCCCCGCCTTTCCGATCGAAGTGTCGACGGTGGCGTTGTCACCGGGACGGAATTCGGATGCCGGCGGCGTCACATGCGGGACCAACTCGTTGACGTCACCCGCGGCATCAGCCATCGACACTGCCGAGGGAGCGGCCCCTGCCTCCAGCAGATGGCCGCGGGCACTGTCGATATGCTCTTTCGCCTCAATCGGCAGGGCGTCAATCTCCATGCATTTGTCGCAAGCGTAGAGGGCCATGTCCGCCAGTGCCTGGTCGGAGTGCGAATGCTTGGCTTTGGCGAGAAGGCGGATTGCGATCTGCTGCATTTTCGAGTTTCCCGTTTTGAGGAAGGCGGCGATTCGCGCCGCGCCGTCGGGGGTGACGCCTGCGAGCCTTTCGGCTGCGTCCAAGCCGAAAGATTTCGCGGCCGATTGCAGGTTCTCGACAAGCTCGCCGGTCTCTTCAGCAACCAATGCGTTCAGAAAGCGGCACAGCTCGCCAATGATCGCCTGCAGTCGAGCTGGCTGCGGCGAGGCGTCGCCTTCCATCGATGCCTCTATTTCAAGCGCATCGCGAAGCCAGTCGAGCTGGAGAACGATCTCTGCGACGCGTCCGACATCCCAAAGCGCCTTGGTCAGGGCAGCGCACGCTGCTTTTGCGTGATCCTCGGCCGAAGGCGGTCCGGCGGGATCGATCTTCTGTTTCCAGGCGGCGATGATCTTGTCTTTGATCCGCTTCAGCTGATCGCCGGTGTATGGCGCTGCATTCTTGGGCTCGTTTATATAGCTCCAGGCCGCTCGGATATGCCGCTCGGTGTCAATCGGATAACGTCGCTTGTCGTCTGACTGGTATCCGGGATCGGCGTAGTCCGCCGCGCGATGAGGTTCCGGGAAATTACTTGACACGTCGCCGCTCTCTCGGCCGTCAGTCCCCTGGTCGCCGCCAGGGGCAAGCTTGGAGAGCGCGCCTTCGGCCGTCTCGATCGCCTTTCTCGCCGCATCAATAGTCGCTTCCGTCCCGGGGGCATCGTCGAGGTTCACTTGGTCCGCCCGATCGAGCGCGCGTGTCTGGAGGCACCTGACGGCGTCGTTTTTGGCGCGATGATTATGATCGGGCATGCCGCAAGCCCAGATCTGCACCGGCGGGTTGAAAGGCTCTCCCGCGAGCGCGGCCGTCGCCAGATGCGCCGGACTTCGCCCACGGACAGCTTCGGCTGCTTTCCAACAGTCAAAGACCGCCTCCGGGTTTGCCGGACGGTCGACCAACGAAATCTCGTTCAGGACGAGGCCAGTGATCGTCTTTGGGTCACCCGCTGCGCGTTCTGTCACCCGGCCGCCGATCGAAAAGCCCCGATAGACTTGATTTCTGACCTTGGCGACCGCGGTCGGATCGACAACATGAGCGACAATTCGGGTCACGCCGTCGTTACCGACTTCGGCCTCTAGGGTCGTTCCCGCCGCCGAGAGCTGATGCATCTCGCGCAGTGCGGGGAAGCGCATATACTCCGGGATGGCCGCGCGCATCGCGTCTGCCTGAACGACTTCCCCTTGGTCATCCACGGCCTCGGATGTCGCGATCCCGTGCACCCGGACGGTTCCGTCGTCCAGAGGCTCCACCTTTTGAATTGCGCCGTAGAGTCGCATGATCAATTCCCCGCCAATGAGCTTTGCACGTGCCTCCGGTAGCTCGTCATTCTTCTGCCTCACGACAAACCGCTCGCACGCTGAGGCGGGGATCGCTCGAACCAACCGGCTCCGACTGTACGTGAGGGGGCCGGCCGATAGCCTCTGCCACCATTGTGATCGCTTCGAGCGCCTGCCCTGCCGAATCCGAATTGTCCGGAACGATGATCTTGACCGCTGCGGCCGCGACCGCCGCCCAGGCCGGGTCTCCGGTCAGAACGTAGCAAAGCGCGCCAGCAAGTACGCCGAACCCGACGATGGTGCTGGGCTGGGGTGGCCATCCCAATCCCGTCTTACTCAACATCTGCCTGTCGCCTGTTAGTTCATCGCGTTGACTTCGAACCAGGTGGCAACCACATCGTTGGCCGCGCCGGTCGTGTAGGACGAACCGGTCAGCGCCACGACGATCGCCCCTGACTCCAATGCAGTCGAGAAGACAGGTGAGCCGATCCCGCCATGGATGCCGCCCAGGATCGCAGTACCCTGTCCGTATTGCGTGTTCGAGCCGGCAGCGCCATATTTGAAGACCTTGGCCATCAGCTGCCAGCCGACATTGTTGTTCGGCACTGTCCCGTTGGTCCAGGCGCCGGTGTCGGCGATCACGCTGCCGCTGGTCACTGTCCCGGCGGAGATCGTAGCATTGAACCAGAGCTTCACACGCTTGTTGTTGTTTGTTTGCGCTGTGGTGCCCTGGGCGGTAATGCAGAGCCCGCGTCCGGCGACGTCAAAGCTCGATGCGGGCATCGAGTAACTCGCCAGGACGTCCTCGGTGATGTCGGCGTTGTTGCCGGCGAGCGGATGGCCGATCTGGCGATTGAGATTGCCCGTCTCGAGCAAGGTGCCGCTGCCCCCGCCAAAATATGTCAGTATGTTGGACGGTTGTACTCCGACGCCGGGCAAGACACGTCGAGTGCCCAGCTCGCAGTTCCGGTTGCCGCAGACAAGCAGACCCAGACACGACCAGCGGTGATGTTGAACCAACGTGAGCCGACCGAATAGTCCTGGGTATCGTCATCGGACATATTCGGATCAGTGGTCGCCCCCAGGTTGTTGTAAGCGGGCAGGAAGGTGCAACCGCCACGGATCAGATCAATGACGTCGCTGCTCGCAGCCGCCGCGATGACTCCGTTCTGGTCGGCTGTATAGAGAGCGCCC